GAAGAAGAGGTCCTCCGGGACCACCAGCTTCTTGAGCTTGTAGCCACGGATGAGGCCGTTGCTCGACGGGAGCTTCGACAGGTTGATGGACATCTGCTCGACGGCCGTCTCGGACAGCGACAGCGGCGTCGAGAAGCTGTTCGAGTAGGTGCCGCCCTTGGGCAGGAGGTGCGCCGTCGAACAGAGAGCCACCGAGTCCGCTCCCACATACGTCGAGCTGAACGCGCGGATGAATACGTTCGCGCCCTCGTACTCCTGGGTCCACTTCGCGCTGTTCGCGATGTGCTTCGCGCCGTCGATGGCCTTGTCGTACTTGCAGTCGGCCAGCGCCTCCTCAGAGACAATCATTCGCAGGGCGAACGTGTCCATGTTGTAGCGCTTCGAGTAGCCCTCCTGGATGGAGTCGATGGCCATGATGGCGCCCTGGGCCTTGACGGGCATCGTCCCCGTCCCGGCGTACTCCTGGTCGTCGATGTAGTTGTCGGTCGTGGATGACATGCGGTACCCGCACTTCTCCCAGACCAAGCCGGTCTTGAACTCGTCGCCCCAGACAGTGTCCAGGGTGAGCTTGAGCGCCCGGCGTATATTGGAAACAAGAACAATACCTTGTGCCATGGCTGCTCCTTAGATTCCCGACGTGGTGTAGGGCGGGTAGAAGCCCTGGTTGAGCACGACCAAGAACTTGCAACGGGTCAGCGTCACGTCGTTCAAGGTGAAGTGCGGGTACTCGGAGACCCCGATGATGCGAAAGCACTTCGTGGTCGTGTTGTGCGTCGACAGGTCGAGACACATGCCACTCATGCCCGTGGTCGTGTCACCAGAGGTCGCGGCCGTCAGGTCGCAGTTTTCACCGATGAGACCGATGACCCCGGCCGGGGTCGGGGTCGGCGCGGCCGCGTTGCCGTCAACCTCAAGGATGAGGTCCGCCGTCAACGGCATCATGTCGATGTAGGAAGCGGTGGGCGAACCGACCGTGCTCGGCGTGAAGGTCGTGCTCGCCGGCAGGTACGGCATCGGCTCACGACGACCCGAGATGACGTATGAGAATCCCAGCGCGACGCCGATGAACTTCGCAGCGTCGCCGGCGGCCGCCTGGACGACCGTGCCGTCCGAGACTGTCGTCAGGATGTCGCCGCTGAAGATGTTGGTGCCGTAGCCGCTGGCGACCTCAACGGTCTTCGTGCCCGGGAAGACACCCGAGCCCCCCGAGAAAGTGCCCCACGGGCGGAAGCCGCCCTTCGTCAGATTTGCCATGAGCGTCTCCTACCGATGGACCTGGGTTGAAAGCTCGCCGCCCGAGGCAATGGCCTCGCCGCGAATCGTGGACATGTTGCGGTCAGCACGCGCCTGCGCCGAGCGCTCTAGGCGGGCCGCGACTGCGTCGGGCGCCTTGTAGAGCGTCAGGCCCTTGACGGTGTAGTCGGGCGTGTTGGTCTCGGCGCCAATGTCAAACACCGGGTGCGCAGCATCGGGGCCGCGCTCCTCACGGGTGAAGCCATACGCCTTGAAGACTAGGATGTCTTCCGGGGAGAGGAGCTTGTACGCGAAGCCCTTCTGCTTGTTGAGGACGACGTCGTGCGTCCAGTCCCCATCAATCGGTGCCTCGTCCGGGTCCTTGCGCTTCCTACCTCGTGGCATGGGTCGCTCCGTAGAGCTGCTCGAAAGCACCGTTCCGAAGCCATGCAGCGCAGCTTCGAGGCGATTCGGACCCACCGTTCCCGCCGAGGCGGAGGCGCAGTCAACTCGGTGTACTCACGAATTGACTGTTACATAATTAAGTGACGGACGTTTCTACTCCCGTCAAGAGAAATAAAATGGCGCCGCTACCATCGGTCGTGGCTGGCCATGACACAGCCCTTTGGACTCGATTGCGATGCTCCCGGGGATGCCCCTGGCTCGACCGGGGAGGACGAGGTGAGGTAGCCCAGGTTACTCGGCGTCGTGCCGGACCGGGGAGTCGAACCCGTGTCTTCCCTGGCTTAATATCCCCAGGGGGCTCTACCGTTGAGCTAGGCCGGCAAACGGCTCCGGTGCTTCGGAGCCGAGTCAAATCTACCTCTTCGCCAGCCCGGGTCCAATCTCTTTGAGCCACTTCGAATACGCCTGGTCGGCGTCGAGGCTCGGGTACATCTGCGCCGCCAACTTCTTGAGTTGTTCCGGAGCGTTGCCCTCAAGGCGCAGGGTCGTGCGACCACCCTCGCCATCGCCCTCACGCGAGGAGATGCCACTGTAGGCCGCACGTCGTCCCTCACTGGGACGCTCGGGAGCGCCGCCGAGACCGAACTCCTTGGCGGCCATGGCCAGCGCCTCGCGATAGGTGGCCAGCGTGTCGGGGCGACCGCGGGCGATGAGCTGCGCGATAGCGCCATCGGCCCAGTCACGGGCCTGGGAGTTGTCGCGCACCCACGGAAACTCCGAGCCAAGCGCCACTTTCATGCCGGCCTGCTCGGGGTCGGGCTGCTGCCGCAGCCGCTGCTCGAACTCGCCACGAAGCTGCTGACGAGCCTCGATGACGCCTGCCGAGCGCAGCGCCTTGTTGTACTCGCGCATCTCGGCCATGCGCGTGGCCTCGTCCTTGTTGGCAACGGCCTGCGCGGCATTGGCGAGATGACGCTCGGCCTTGGACTCCAATGCCTCAATTTCCTTCGCCACCGGGTCCCCGGCTTGCTGCGTCTGCTGCCACTGCATCTGGGCCTGACGGCCACGAAGCTCGGCAAGCTGGTCGCGAATCTGTCGCTGGTCGTCGAGGGCAGCCTGGAGCTTGCGCTCCGCCTCGGCGCGGCCCTCGCGCTCGGTGCGCAGTGCATTCTCGCGGCGCTCCTTACGAGTCCCGCGGGCGGCCGCCTGCTGAGCCGGGTCGCTGGTACCACCCTCTCCCTTACCGTCATCGCCGCCGGCATCGCCACCGTCATCGCCGGTCGCCGGCTCCGGTAGCGTCACCTCGGTCGGGGTCGTATCAAGCTCGGTCGCTCCACCTTCGTTTGCGCTCATGATGCCCTCTTCACGTAAATGTGTTCGCCGTCCTCGTTGAGGTCGACCGAGAAGTCCTTAACGCGGGACAGCGCATCAACGCTCCCCAGGACCTCGTCAATCTTAACCTGGAGAATCTTCTCTCCCGTTGACTCGGCTTCGCGCCGCACCTCGGACTCCCAGCCCGCCCACTTCCCGAACCACACCATGTCGCCAATCTCGATGAGATGGTCGGCCATGATGTCGAGCGCCTGGAGCCCCGCCGCGAGCAAAACGCCCTGCGACTTTGGCTCCTTGTTGGAGTCGGGGATGTAGAGACCGCCGGCGGTTCGCTCCTCTTCGGGGATGCGGAAGATGAGCACGTTCTTGCCAATCGGCAGATACGGGATGCCGGGGATGTCGTACTTCTTGCGTCGTTCGTCGAGATTCATTTGCCACCCAGTGTTTGAATTGCCGAGCGCAACCCCTGCACGAAACCGGAGTTGTGCGTTGCCACCTGGACCTCACCGCCAGCGAGTGCCGAGTAGACGTTTTCGCCTGCATCGGCTGCCATCTCCTTGAGCCGCTGCAAGAATGCGCGGGTCACGGGGTCGCTGCGCCACATGGCGCGGTCCTCTTCGCTCAATGACTCAAAATGCGTCTCGTTCATGACTCCTTCCTACTGACCTTGGCCCATGAAGGGCTCGTTTGACACACCCTCGGGACTTGGCTGCGGCGCTCCACCACCACCCTTGGGTGGCGGCGTATGAGCCGGCTTGCCGGGAGGTGGCGGGGGCTGCATCGCCATCATCATCGCCGCCTGCTCCATGGCGGCCGTCATCTCCGGCTTGTCGAGCGCCGTGAAGTACAGCTTCATCCCGGCGAGCACGAGCTGCGGCATCTGGGCCGTGTAGGGGTTGGAGTTGATGGCGGCCATCACGCCCTGCGCCTCCTGGACGCGCTGGGGCTGGCTCGACATGCGCGGGTCGGCCGTGACGATGATGTCGACGTCCTCCAGGTAGTCGATGCGCGCCACGAACTCCTCGCGGATGACCGGCGGCGGTGGGCCAGCGGGCATCCCCGGCGGCACCGTAAAGCCCGGCGGGGGCTGAGGTGGACCAGGAAGTGCCTTGGCCGCAGGACCACCGGGAGTACCGGGGCCAGGAGCCGCGGGACCTGGGACTGGCGGTGGCGCCGGCGGCTGACCGTTCATGGGCTGTTGACCCATCGGCGGCGGGGGCGGTGAAATCGTGGGCGGTACCGTCTTGAACGGGTCGACGACGGTGAAATACTCCTTGTCGTCGAGGTGGACGGAGTTGAGGCGAGCGAGCTTGCTCCCCTCGAACGTGCGCGCGCGGGTGTAGCGCTTGTTCAAGATGGAGATGGCCGCGAGCGCCTGGGAGATGCGAATCTGGGTCGTGGTCGCCGTCTCATTCGAACCGCCAACCTCTCCCGAGAGGATTTCGTTGGCGCCCGAGAGTTCGGCCGCCTCCTCCTTCTGGTCTTTAATCATCGACGCGAGTGCGGCGTCGGGACCAGGGAAGCTGAGAATCTTGATGCCCTTGTCCAGGTCCTGCGGAGAGAGACCCGTCTCCACGCCCTCGCCGGGACGGATGCGGAACTCGCCGCGATTGAGCTTCGCCTGCCGCGAATAGAGAAACGTCGACGAGTTGGCGAGCGTGCCGGCATCGATGATTTGCGACGCAATCGTATCGGCCACCATATTGTGGCCTTCGAGCAAGTAGCCGATGCCGAAGCCGAGGAGTCCCTCGGGATTCGGGATGCACACGTAGTGCGTGAAGAAGTTGATGGGCACCATGCGCGGCGGCGTCGGCGACTCGGGCTGCGGCGGAGGCATTGGGGGCGGCGGTCCCTGGGGCGCTGGGATGCTCATCCCGGGCTCCGTCGAGGTCATCTCGCCCCCCGCCGGCGGCTGCGTCATGTCAGCGCCCTGCGCTGTCGGCAACGCCATTGGCATCGACTGGAGCGGCCCCTGCGCGGCCACGCCCTGGGCATGGGTCACGTAGTTGGCCATGTCCATCTGGTACTGCTGCATCGCCGCGTCGTAGCTCGCGCGATTGGCGGCCATCTCGCGGTTGTAGCGAGCGCGGTCCTGCGGGTCCTCGTCTTCGCGGAGGCGGAGGCCAATGAGTATCTTGGTGTCCTTGTCGACAGTCGCGATGACCGGGCGCTGGCGCTTCTCGCCGGCGAACTTCCACCAGCGATGCTGCTCCAGGAGCACACGTGGGCCGTCCTTCGCGCCGTCGCCATCCTGGAGTGGCTTGTCGATGCCCTGCGCCCTGTCGATGACATCGCGCATCGACTGACCGCCGGTCGCTGACGAGACGTTCGTGAAGCCACCGTCACTCGCGCCGCCAGTGGACTGCCCCTGGTCCTCCTTGGCATCGATGGCGTCGAT